CTTTATGACGATTTAAATAAGATTGAAATTGGTGTTGACGAGGCAGGTCGTGGACCATTATTTGGTAGAGTATATACAGGTGCTGTTATTTTACCTAAAGATGATAGTTTTGACCATTTTAAAATGAAAGATAGTAAAAAATTTACGTCAAAGGCTAAAATTGAAGAAGCTGCTGAATATATTAAAAAAAATGCGGTTGCTTGGTATGTTGGTTTTGAAGATGAAAAAGTAATTGATGAGATAAATATATTACAAGCTACACAGAGTGCGATGCATAAATCTATTTTAGAGGTTAGAAAGCAATATATTCAAAAAATGAACTCAAATGCTGAAAAAAAAGATTATAGTATTAATTTGTTAATTGACGGAAACTATTTTAATCCAATCAATATAGTAAATAAAACAACAAATAAACTTCAAACGATACCATATACGTGTATTGAAGGTGGTGATAATAAATATACTGCTATAGCGGCGGCTTCAATATTGGCAAAAGTTGAGCGAGATAAATATATTGATGAATTATGCGTTGAACATCCAGAATTAATTGAACATTATGCTATAAATAGTAATAAAGGATATGGGGCGAAGAAACATATTGATGGTATAAAGGCACACGGTATTACCATCTGGCATCGTAGAAGTTTTGGTATTTGTAAAAATTATAATTAAAAAATTTATAATATTTATGAGATTTATAATATTTATTTTCTATGTTTTCTTGATTTCTTTGATTTTTTATTTTTTCTATTTTTTTTACTTCTATTTTTACCGCCATATTCTTCTAAAATAAGTGGCTTATCTCTAGATGGTTCACCTTCTTCAGGTTTATCAAAGGGTGAACTTGTCATGGGAACAGGAGGAGAAAATGAAGGTTTATCAAATGGTGAACTTGTCATGGGAACAGGAGGAGAAAATGAAGGTTTATCAAATGGTGAACTTGTCATGGGAACAGGAAAACTACTTGGAGGTTTATCAAAGGACGAACTTTCCATTGGTTTATCAAAGGGTGAACTTGTCATTGATTCAGGAATACTACTTGGAGGTTTATCAAAGGACGAACTTGTCATGGATTCAGTAGGAGTAATTGAAGGTTTATCAAAGAGTGAACTTGTCATGGCTTCATTAATTGAAGGTTTATCAATGTCACTATCTATTGTACTTGATTCTTCTAATTTATTTTTATCATAATCAATGCCTTTACCAGTATTATCATCAATGTCAGGTTCATCAATGTCTGTTTTATCATTTTCAGGTTCATCAATCTTAAGTTGTATATTATCTTTGTCACTAGTATCATTAGTATCTGTTTCATCTTTTAAATCATCTATTTCAGAAGAAGAAGGTTCAGAAGAAGGTTCAGAAGAATCTGGAGAATCAGAAGAAGAAGGTTCAGAAGAATCTGGAGAATCTGGAGAATCAGAATCAGAAGGGGTTTCATCATCTTTAATAATTTCAGAAACTACATCTGTTTTTTCATCATCATTATCATGTAAATTATTTCCTATAAATACACCTATTAAACATACTAAAATTGATGCTGATATTACAACAACACTATCTTTATTTTTTAATATATTTTGTAAATTTTCAAGCATAATATATATTATATTTATTATATTTTATTAGTTTTTATTTATAATAGATTTATTCCTTAATTTTTACAAAAAAATAAATTTTATAATTTTTATAAGTGTAAAAAAGTGTTATTTTTATTTTATTTTGTAAAAAATATAAAATAAAATTGATTATGTTTTAAAGTTTTTAACTTATTTAAAAACTAAATATCAAATTCATAAAATGAAAATTATAACCTTCGACACAGAAACCACCGGTTTACCAAAGATTAAAATGATTACTGAAAAAACTCTTCATCTATGGCCTCATATTGTTCAATTTAGCTACGTTATTTATGATAATGAAACAAATAACGTTTTGAAAACAGTCGACCACATTATAAAAGTTCCTGAAAACGTAGTCATTACTGAAGAAAACAGCAATATACACGGCATCACAGATACAATGTCCAAGACTAGCGGACAAGATATAGAACACGTATTATCCGAGTTTATGGAAGACTATGCTAATGCCGACATCATTGTTGCTCACAATATGGAATTTGATTTTAATATCATAAAAGTAGAATTAATGCGACAAATATATAAAAATAATCAAACCGTTTCACAAAAAGAGAAAATTACACAAAAATTAAACACATTAAAGACTTCAAAGAAGCTGTGTTGTACTATGCAAGAATCGGTCGAAATATGTAACATTAAGGCTTTAACCAAGGACGGAAGAGAATACACAAAGTTTCCATCACTCAGTGAATTACATAAGCACTTGTTTAGTGTTGTGCCAAAAAAACTACATAATTCCCTCAATGACGTTTTAATATGTTTGCGTTGTTTTTATAAGATGCACTTTGACGTCGACATTGTAACTATGAATGAACAAATTAGAACCAGTATTAACCCTTTAATTTTATAATACATTAGGTGTTTAATTTTATATGTCTTAAGCAGAACACATTTCACAAATCTCATCATGTTCTTCATTATTAGATTTTTTTTCTGGCTCTATCGTGAACTGTTGTGCTTGATGCTTTGCCTTTCTTCTCAAGTAATAAATGCCTGTTTTCAATCCTTTTTTCCACGAATAAAAATGCATCGATGTTAGTGTATTGTATGTTGGGTCTTCAATCCACAAATTCATGCTCTGACTTTGACAAATAAATGCCCCTCTGTCTGCGGCCATATCGATTACATGTTTCATTGGCATCTCCCAGACAATCTTGTATTTATTTCGAATATGTTCTGTTAGCATATCCAGTTGCTGGATTGAACCCTTATTTGCGATAATATTATTCTTTATTTTTTCATTCCATAATCCCAAGTTAATAAGTTCCTTCATCAAGTATTTATTAACTACTACAAATTCACCCGCTAATGTGCGACGACTATATAAATTACTTGTTAACGGTTCAAAACATTCGTTAAATCCTAAAATTTGTGATGTACTTGCCGTCGGCATCGGAGCTACTAATAATGAATTACGCATTCCATACTTTACAATTGACATCTTTAATTTTGCCCAGTCATATCTATTTGAAACAGGTTTATAGTCAGACCACATATCAAATTGTAGCACACCTTTTGAGGCTGGAGAGCCATTAAAAGTACTATACGGGCCTTCATAAATGGCCAATTCATTGCTCTTTTCTAAAGCTGCGTGATAAATTGTCTCAAAAATTAGCTTATTTACTTCCTTTGCTTCTTCTGAATGAAAGGCAATATCCATCAAAATAAATGTATCAGCTAATCCTTGAACTCCTAATCCAACAGGTCGATGTCTTTTATTACTTATTTCAGTTTTTGGTGTCGGGTAAAAATTCACATCAATCAATTTATTCAAGTTATTTGTAACCACTTTCGTAATTTCGTGAAGCTTTTCGTAATCAAATTGCTTTGTCTCTTGATTTACAAAAGTGGGCAGTCCAATGGAAGCTAAATTACAAACAGCGGTCTCTTTATCATCTGAATATTCTATAATTTCGGTACATAAATTTGAACTCTTTATCGTGCCAAGGTTTTGCTGATTTGATTTTTTATTTGCGGAATCCTTGTATAATAAATAGGGCGTTCCTGTTTCCATTTGTGAATCCAGAATTTTAAACCACAAATCCCTAGCATTCAATGTTTTACGTGATTTTCCTTGAGTTTCATATTTTAAATAAAGAGTGTTAAATTGTTCGCCGTAAACGTCGCTTAACCCTGGACATTCATGAGGACAAAATAGACACCATTGTGCGTTTTCTTTAACGCGTTCCATAAACAAATCGGGTATCCAAAGGGCATAAAATAAGTCACGTGCTTTCATTTCTTCATCGCCGTGATTTTTTTTTAATTCTAAGAAATCTTCAATGTCAGGATGCCACGGCTCTAAATAAATCGCAAAAGAGCCGTTGCGTTTTCCGCCTCCTTGGTCGACATATCGTGCTGTATTATTGAAAACCTTTAACATAGGGACAAGACCATTTGACATACCATTTGTGCCTTGAATATGCGTCCCTTTTGCTCTTACATTATGAATATGGAGACCAATGCCACCCGCCCATTTTGAAATATTTGCACAGTCCTTAAGTGTATTGTATATGCCATCTAAACTATCGTCTTCCATAGCAATTAAATAACACGAACTAAGCTGTGGTCTGGGAGTTCCAGCATTAAAAAGAGTAGGAGTAGCGTGTGTGAAATATTTCTGAGACATTAAGTTATATGTTTCTTTTATTAAATCAAGTGTATTCATATCTTCTTCTTTAGGTTCATCTAATTCACCATCTGAATTCGGAATACAATGAATGCCAATAGCTACACGCATCCACATATGCTGAATACGCTCTACAACTTTGTTTCCTATTCTAAAAAGATACGCACGTTCGAGTGTTTTAAACCCAAAAAAATCAATCAAATAATCCCTATCATGGACAATCATATTGTTAATGTTTTTTTGATATTTATTAATAAAATTCCATACATTGGTGTCAATTAGCGGCTTATTATTTCCATGAATATCTTTAAATTCATATAGATTGTGCATTACAATTGAAAATAAAGGCTCTGTGTTTTTCTGATGATTTGATATGATAATTCTAGCTGCGAGAGTGGCATAATCTGGATGTTGAGTTGATAAAGATGCACATTGCTCTGCTGCTAATTCGTCTATTTTTGTAGTTTCTATCTTGTCATAAAGCTGGTCAATGACTTTCATTGCGAGAGACGAGTAATTAAGTTGAATATTTGCTTCTTGACCTAATTTTTTTATTCTTTTTAATATTTTATCAAATGCAATATCTTCAATGTCACCATTGCGTTTTGTCACTTTCATTTCAAAAGATGTATCCATAATAATAGTATATTTACACTTTTAATATTTTTAAATTAGTTTTAGATTATATTAGAAATTTTATATTGGAGTTTTTATATTTTTATATTAGAAATTTATATTAGAAATTTTATAATTTATATATTTTATAATTATATATAAATAATGAACAATTTTGTGTTTTTGATTTTAATATTAATATGTGCACTAATTTTACCTGCGATTTTTTATTATATTAGAAGATTTTTTATGAAAGAAGGGTTTTCAAAATACAATCGTAGTTTAGGAAGTAGAGAGGGTGAATACCCGTGTGCTGTTGAAACTGTTTTATTGGAAGGAGATTATCCTGTTAATTTTAGCAATACAACTTCTACAAATATAGAGAGTACTATGTGGCGTCAAAAGCCAGTTTACAAAGTCGGTTCTTTTGCTCAATTAACAAACAATCAACGTTATTATAAGAATCCAGATAATGGGTCTTGTACACCTGCTGATATATGTGATGCTCTGTATAAAGATAAAGACGTACATACAAATGTTGTTAAACCGATGCCACCTGTTGAACCGAGTTTCAATGCTAGAGTGAATTATTATAATTCTGACGATAATTTATTAACATTTAGAAGCGATACATCAAGCATTTTGTATTAAATTTCATTTTGTTTTAAATTTTTAAATTTCATTTTTAAATTTTATATAATATTATTTAATTATAATATTATATAAAAATGATTAATTGCGATAATATAATTAAAAATGGAATGATAATCAGATATATAGTAACAATAATAACATTTATTATTTTAGCTATAATTTCTAAAAATAATTTTATTATAAAATACATTTATTTAATATTACCAATATTACTAACATTATTAGATGAAGTAGATTCTATAGACAAAATATTTACAAGATTTAATAATTATATTAGTGGTAAAAAATATTTTAGTTGTTACCATTTGTTTTACTATCAATATTTGGACAAAATGTGTGATTCATTTTCATACTTATTATCATATTTATTCTTATGCTTATTTTTTAAAATTGACAATATGTTATTTTTATTTATTGTATATAGAATAATTGGTGTAATATTATTTTATATTACAAATAATAGTGTATGGTTGATTGTTTTTTTTGATTTTGTAAAAGAATATTTTATTTATTTATTTATTTTTAGTAATAATTATGTGTATATTCCATTATTTATATTATGTAAGATATCTTTTGAATATTATTGGCACAAAATACATAACAATAATAACTATTTATTAGAGACAAATGTTAAAAATAAACGCAATTAAATAATATAAAATAACATTTATATTTTATATTATATAAATATAAATGTCACAAACTTATGAGGTTGATAATATAATTTACACAATTGATGTAATTAATGCTACAGTAGTAGGGTGTGGAGAACAACCTACTACTGCTACTGCTACTAGTAGTAATGAACCTACCATTTTTAATTTAACAATTCCTTCAATAGTAAATATTTCTGGTATAAATTATAATGTTACAATCATCAATGATAGTGCGTTCAATAATAGAACAGATATAACAACTATTATAATACCAGATTCGGTTACAACGATTGGTAATAATGCGTTCTCAGGTTGTACTAGTTTGATAAGTGTTATAATGGGTAATTCGGTTATAACTATTGGTGACAGTGCTTTCTCAGGTTGCATTAGTTTGGTAAGTCTTACAATACCCTATTCGGTTACAACCATTGGAGCGAATGGGTTTTTAAATTGCTCTGGTTTGACAAGTATTATAATACCAAATCTGAATACAATTGTTGGAATTAATTCTTTCAATGGTTGTACTAGTTTGGCAAGATTTTACAAGATTTAAATTTACATCAACAATTTAAATAAATTATAAATAAATTATTATAATTTAAAAAAATACAATCTGTTTTTATATTATAAATGGCCAATATTGTTTCCATTCCTCCGGTTTCTCCTCATTTAGAACAAAAACAAAAACTTGTTTATAATGATGCTCTCGATACATCATCGATTCAAAATATCTTATTGATTAGTCGTAAAGTCGTTGAATCCCAACAATTTTTTGACAGTGCAAGTAGTAACACATTTCCTATTATTTATTCTCAAAATTCAGCGAAAATTGAGTTGCTTGAATTATTAAGGAATAAATTTCAAAATGGGGTTAAAAGAATCGCCTTTGCTTTTCACGACCCATTGAATGGTAATGAAACTTTTTTAAATAATAAATCCTTTTTCGAAGAGAATGATTTAATTGAAAATCAAACAACCTTTTCCGAAAATGTGTCTTTTTTAACAGATTTAATTACCGAATTTAAGGTTGAGCATTGTGATTTTTTAGCTTGTAATTCGCTACAATATTCGAATTGGAAGAAGTATTATGAGTTGTTGAATAAAATGACAAATGTTATTTCTGGTGCATCAAATGACAATACTGGTAATATTCAATATGGTGCTGATTGGGTTATGGAAAACACCAATGAGAATGTAAAAGATATTTATTTTACGAGCTCCATTGATAATTACACTTCTTCTTTAGTAGTTTTTACTGTTGGTGATTTAAATTACAGCACTTCAGGAAGTAGTGCTACTGTAACTGGGGCTAGTACTTCTACTCCCCTTAATTGGAATTTAACTATTCCTTCAACTGTAACAAACAATAGTATAACTTATAATGTTACAAGTATCGGTGGGAGTGCGTTCTCTAATAAAAACAATTTGGTAAGCGTTATAATACCAAATTCGGTTACAAGTATCCTGTATTGGGCGTTCTATAATTGCACTAGTTTGTCAAGTGTTACAATCGGTTCTGGAGTTCAAACTATCGGTTCAAGTGCGTTCTATGGTTGCACTGGTTTGACAAGCGTTACAATACCAAATTCAGTTATAAGCATCGATAATGATGCGTTCAGAAGTTGCTCTCATTTGTCAAGCTTTACAATTGGTTCTGGACTTGCAACCCTCAACGGTAACGATATCTTTGTGGATGATGCTAGTTTATCAACATTTATTGTTGATGCTAATAATACAAAATTTTCAAGTTTTGAGGGTGTTTTATTTAATTATGATAAATCAAAATTGGTTTATTATCCTCCTGGAAAAATTGGCACTTCATATACATTCCCAACTAGTGTTACAAACATTAACAATCAGGCTTTCTTGAAATGCGTTGGTTTAACAACTATTACAATACCAAATATTGTTACAGTGGTCGGATGGAATGCGTTTCAAGGTTGTACGGGTTTGACAAGTGTTACAATTGGAACTGGGTTTACAAGTATCAGCGATTCTATGTTCAATGGTTGCACTGGTTTGACAACCGTTACAATCCCAAGCAATGTTACAAGCATCGGCGGTTATGCGTTCGCTAGTTGCTCTGGTTTGACAAGTATTAATATACCAAATTCAGTTACAACCCTCGGCTCCAATGCGTTCGAAAATTGCTCTGGTTTGACAAGCGTTATCATTGGTTCTGGAGTTACAAGTATCGACGCGAGTGTATTCCAAGGTTGCACTGGGTTGACAAGTATTATAATTGGTTCTGGAGTTACAAGTATCGGTGGTAATTCGTTCCAAAATTTTATTAATTTGACAAGTGTTACAATTGGTTCTGGAGTTCAAACCATCGGCGATTCGGCGTTCAATGGTTGCACTGGTTTGACAAGTATTACAATACCAAATTCGGTTACAAACATCGACAATAATGCGTTCAGAAGTTGCTCTCAATTGTCAAGCTTTACAATTGGTTCTGGACTTACAACCCTCAACGGTAACGATATCTTTGTGGATGATGCTAGTTTATCAACATTTATTGTTGATGCTAGTAATGCAAATTTTTCAAGTTTTGAGGGTGTTTTATTTAATAATGATAAAACAAAATTGGTTTATTATCCTCCTGGAAAAATTGGCACTTCATATACATTCCCAACTAGTGTTACAAACATTAACAATCAGGCTTTCTTTAAATGCATTAATTTGACAACTATTACAATACCAAATATTGTTACAGAGGTCGGATGGAATGCGTTTCAAGGTTGCACGGGTTTGACAAGCGTTACAATTGGAACTGGGTTTACAAGTATCAGCTCTTCTATGTTCAATGGTTGCAGTGGTTTGACAACCGTTACAATCCCAAGCACGGTTACAAGCATCGACGGTTATGCGTTCGCTAGTTGCTCTGGTTTGACAAGCGTTACAATCGGTTCTAATGTTACAAGCATCGGTGATAATGCGTTCGAAAGATGCTCTGCTTTGACAAGCGTTATAATACCAGATAAGGTTACAACCATTGGAACAACTGCGTTCTGGCTGTGCACCGGTTTGACAAGTGTTACCATTGGTTCTGGAGTTACATATATAAACTTTGGTGCGTTTTCTAATTGCGATGCTTTGACAACCGTTTATTTTATGGGAAATATTCCAGTGATTAATAATAGTCTTAATTTTACTACTAATACTTCTGATACAGCATATGTATTAACATCGGCTACACTTCTGGATACAAATGCAGTTGCTGGAACTACTGTTACAGACTATTTATCACCCACATTTTTTACAAATGTTTTAATACAATCATCGTTTCCATCATCTGATATTTGCTTCCGCAAAGGAACTCCTGTTAGAACTGACCAAGGTCTAATCCATATTGATAAAATCAGCCCTGCTGTCCATACGATTCGAAACAAGAAGATTGTAGCTATTAGTAAGACGGTTACTCAAGAAAAGTATTTGGTTTGTTTCGAGAAAGACTGTCTTGGACCCAATATGCCTTCTCAAAAAACCTTTATCAGTGCGAATCACAAAATCTTCAATAAAGGCACTATGATTAAAGCGAAGGAATTTGTAGGAAAATATGAGAATATTTATAAAGTGAAGTACAGTGGCGAAGTTTTATATAACGTTTTAATGGAAGAATATGATAGAATCGTAGTTAATAATTTGATTTGCGAATCATTACATCCTGAAAATACAATTGCTCAGCTTTACACCATTTTACAAGGTTTTAACTTGGAGGAACAACAAGAAATAATTAAACAATATAATGAATTCACTCTTAAAAATAAGATTTGTGGTTCTACTAGTTCCAAGAGGTAAATAAATAGAATTAATTATTTTTAACAATTTTTGATAATAATAAACATCCATTATCGTTTATAAATGGACTACTATTAGCGTCGATTTTTGATTCCTTTTTAATCTTTCTAACAGGAGCTCTGTGTTCATAACCGGTTACTCGTTCTTGTTCAATTGTGTTCCATATTTTTTGAATTTGTCCCACATTGTCCTGAAACCATTTCTTATTTCTTAATACTAATACACAACTTAACTTTTCTAACTTCCAATATATATTTTTAATCCATACCATCTTTTCTTTAATTTCTTTAATTTCGCTATTATCATTTTGATTTTGATTAGTATTATTTTGATATTTATCAACAATTTCTTCTTCCCATTTATTGATTTCTTCGTCGTCTTTTATATTCAATGGTTTATATACATAAAAAGGACTACCATCTTGCCTATGAAAGTAAGAAATAACACCTTTTAAAAAAGGCTCTTGTTCACTGAAAAAACTATTTGAATCTGGATATTCTACAAATTTGGTCTCTAAAAAATCACATTCATCTAAATCCCATACTTCCATTTGTATTTGCATTTGTATCCAGTATTCTTTCTTAGGAATGCCCGTTATTTCACGATTTACGATATTTTTGATTTCTAACATACGACCATATCTATCCGAATGAGGGTCAATATTTATACCATCGGGTGAAGCTCCAATAAACTTATAGGTTTCGTGTTCTATACATCCGAAATCCTCGATTTGTGTTTTATACATATCTTCATAAATTAACACAGATAAAGGCTCATACTTTTGTCCCCAATGTAAAGTAGTATTTACATTTACCATTGTTTTTTGGATTTCATCGTTTTTAAACAAATCCAATTTCAATGGCTGGCATTTTTCATAAATAATCTGATTGATGGATGATTGAGTTTCAAATACTTTATATGCGTTACTTGCTGTTATTAGATTGTGTCGAAATGTATACCATTCAGGTGTTCTTTGAACTGGTTGTGGTTTTTCACGCAATTTTTTTAGTTTATTTTCGATTTCAACAATTTTTTCGTTTGTTACAAAATTTGTTATAATATTTTTGTTATTATTTGTATTAATATTTGTGTCAAAAGACCTAGATATTGAAAACGTAGTGAAATAAATTTCAATCGCATAATCAATGATTATATCTAAGTCTTCTTCTTCGTCTTCATTGAAGAAAATATCTCCGTCAAATTGAGATAATAATAATTCTTTCAATTCGTCCAACAATTCGTCGTGAAAATCTGGCTCTGAAATAGCCGTCGGGTTGTCTTCAATGTAGTTTTCGATTAAATGAAATATTGTCTCTGTTAATTCAAGTGAAAACTCTTCGGTAAATATTGATGAAATATCATCTTCTGTAATTTCATCAATTATATTTGTTAAATCTTTTAGTTCTTTTAATAACATTATATGATTTGTTGGTTTAGGTTTATATAGTTTTTTATAAGATTTTATAAGATTTTATAAGATTTTCTTTAATCTGAATCAGACCCTGAATCCTTACTAGTAGAAACCACTTTGTTTTTAATAGTTCCATTCGGCTTTTTAGGTGTGAGCGATTTGACAGTTGAAATACGCTTATCAATATTTTTAAGAGTAAAATGCTTACTTGCCTTCATATATTGTAACGCAGGAATGTCCTTAATTACACCATTTTCCTTATCATAAAGGACATCTTTTACTCTTTGAAGTTTCTTTCTATTTAAACAATCTTTTAAGAATGAGAGCAATAATCCAGATTCCTCTGTGTCAAGCTCGTTATTGACTTTATAAACTTCTATAAATTCAATTATTTTTTTCGTCTTAATAGTCTTGTCTAATTTACACCATGGTTCATTCTTATTATTATTTTGCTCATTTTCTAGAAATTTTTCAAGGTTTGATAAATCATTAGAAGATTTTGTTTCTTGTAATGGTGCTCCACTTAATAACATTGTCTTATATTTAATGTTTTTAAGCTCAAGACATTCTTCTTCTACGTTTTTATTTTCCATCTTGTGATATATTATACAAAGATAAGTTTAACTTATTTTTTAACAATATATATTTAAACAATATATATTAGTATTATTTTTAAATTAAAATTATGTATATATTTAATTATGGAACAATCTAATAATGAACTTAATAAAAGTAATGAAAGTAATCAAAGTAATGAAAGTAATCAAAGTAATGAAAGTAATGAAAGTAATGAAAGTAATACAAATAATGAAAAAAAAATAACAATTATTGGTCAAAACAATAGATATCAAATGAAAAAGGTAATGAAAGAAGAAAAGAAAACTAAAATACGTGTTGAAACTGAAAAATGGACAAAATTGGATAAAATTAATTTAACAATTGAAAAACAAATTCAAGTAATTAAAAAAATCAGTGAAAATAATTATAGTTCATATGATGAAGAATCACGTATAATGTGTCAGCAATTAGAGCGTAAAATTAGCAGTTATAAACAACAAGATATTGAAAAAAAGGTGCTAGATTTAGATAAATTGTTGAATTTAAAAAATGTTATTGATAAACTCATAGATTGTGAATTGAATTGTTACTATTGTACTTGTAAAATGTATTTATTATATGAGATAGTGAGAGAAAGTAAACAATGGACGGTAGACAGAGTAAACAATGATTTAGGACATAATAATGACAATTTTGTAGTCGCTTGTTTAGAATGTAATTTAAAAAGACGGTGTAGAACAAAGGAAAAATTCTTATTTACACAACAATTGTGTATTGTTAAAAAGGGTTAAGGGTTTAAATATTTGATATATATTTGATATATATATGTTCTACTTTTATAAAAGTAGATAGATATGAGTATATTTCTCTCTACTTTTATAAAATAACTATATAGAATGGAATGGAAGTGGACACATGGAGGCTCTTATGTAAAAAGTAAGCGACAATACAATTCAAATAAAACAACCAGTGATGATATTAATCAAGATATAAAGGATGCAAAGTTCAATAAAGAAATTGAAACATCAGCATACACAACTGCTTTAAATCACGATGAAAATACGTGGGATATTTTAAATAATATTCAGAGTCAAGGACAAAGTATTGAAGATTTTAGGCAAGTAAATAAGAGAGAAGATACTGATAAAAAACTGGCTGAACGCGACCTCATGTGCCAAGTTAGTATGAATCCTTATTTAACGTCAAATGATTATTTAAATGATGTGGCAAATAGAGACACATTTTTAAAACCACAAGCTACAAATTGGGATAGAGAGAAAAAGAAAGAGGAAAGTTAAGATTATATTAGTTTTATAATTTATTTTAAACAAGAAAATAAATTATATTAAATAAGTATTTAAATAGATAAAACATTTAATAACTAAATATGAGCAATGCTGCTAATTATACTACACAAAATGACCTATTAATGAATAATCTAATGGATTTTTATAAAGACGAAACAAATTTGACAAGAATGTTGAAAATTATTACAGGTGAGTCGAAGATTTCTTTAAGAATTGTAGACTGGTTTGCTACTAATTATGCTAAGAAATATTATACCATTTTTGATATTGAAGACGGAGCAAATAGTAGAAGATTTAAAGTATATGTTGACTATAAATTGAAGTTGAAGGCGTATAGTAAGAAACGATTTGACCCTTTTTGTCGCTGGGACAGAATTAGCATTCCTTATAAATTGGATACTTGTATTGAGACCACAATCGGACAACTTAACTTCTTTAAATGGGCACTAGAAAACAAGGTGGTTGATTATATTGAAGAAAATTATGAAACCATTGAGAAGGATATGAATAATCGTAATAGCACTTCTAAACGAAAGGAAGTAATAGTAGATAATTCTAAGACGCGAAAGAAGAGAGAAGAGTTGTCAGTTTCAGCTACCAAAAGTATTAAAAAGGAAAAAGTTGAAATTGTCGTTAATTTTCACTAGATTATTTATACTCACGATTAACACGTTCACCAAGGTGTGTTATTATATCAAATGGGGTTGTTGAACCTTCTTTAGCAATATCAAATAAGGATTGTTTAAAGCCGTGTTTTTTATCGCCGAAAACTTGGACATCATCACCTAATTTATCATTATGTTTTGCTTCTATTACGATTTGGTCCATACTTTCTAAACCTAAAACCTTCCTTTTTGTTCCATTAACGTATACTGTTAATTTATTCGGACTTGCTAATGGTAACAAATCGGCATAGCCTAATGGAACAATCCCAACATATTTATTTGAATGTGTAATATATTTTCTGTCATAACCAATGCCTTTACCCTTTGGAATAGTTTTTAATTGAATAATTTTTGCTGTTAATGACATAACAGGACTAAAATTTTTATCCTCTACTAAACCATAAAATCCCGCACCAGACCTAACTAAATTAAAATCTGAATTATCATAATTTATACTACCATTTGTGGCTGAAATATGGAATAATTCTGGATTGATATTTTTTTCGGATAATTCTTTTTTAAGACTTCTAAAAAGTGCAAATTGTTTATTTGTTGCATTATCATTTTTTGTATCAGCACAACACAAATGAGACATTATTCCAACTAATTTAAATTTAGGGTCGTTTGTTATTTCAATAGCAGCATCTACAACTTTTTCAGGTGATACACCGTTCCTATCTATTCCTGTATCAATAAATAGATGTATATTTGCTACAGAATTTTTGGGTAATGATTTTGATATTATCGGAATATGTTTTTCATCAAAAACACCAATATCAATATTTTTTTTAACAGCATCTTTTACTTGATTACTAGTTACATCATATAACCATCCTAAAATTCTCCCTTTATCGCCACTATTTCTTATTTGAATTGCTTCACCTAAAGTAGCAACACCAATATATTTTACACCTAATTTTCTACATATTTTAGACATTTCTATAATACCGTGTCCATATGCGTTTGCTTTTAAAACAGGCATTACATCTAGTCCACTTTTTTTCCTTAAATATTCCAAATTTTTTTTAACCAAATCAATATGTATGGTAGCAGTAATATTTTTAAAAGAACTGGGTATATTATTACATTTTACAGTTTTATTTTTAATGTTTCTTTTTTTTAAACTTTTCATTTTTATTATATATATAACGTAATAAAAATAAATACTAAACACTAAAATAATTAATAATATTATGTTATAGTAATATTATGAATCCAATTCAAATCAGGTTTATATTGTTTTTATTTGGATGTATAGGGATGCGTTTACTTTTTGTTATTATAGCAAAAAATGTTAGTATTAAAATTTTACATTATTTGGGTTATTTAGCCTTGTTGCCTGCTATTGGTTTTATATATATATTTACAACTGGTTCTAGAAAAACAGGTGCCGAAGTGTTAGGAGATAAAATATGGTGGAATAATTTGCGTCCATTACACGCGTTATTATATGGATTGTTTGCTTATAATGCTATTCAAGGAAATCCTAATTCGTGGATGTACTTATTTTTAGATGTTATTATTGGATTGGTTAGTTTTTTAACATATCATTATATCAACGGAGACTTTCGTAAATTAATTTCTTAATTTCTTAAAATCTTAATTTTCAATTTTCAATTTATAATATATAAAATATATATTTTTTTATGTGTATATTATAAATTAGATGTTAGAAGTAGTTCAATGGAACATGGAAAATTTTGTAAATATAGACAAAATTGTAAAAAACACTGAAGCAATTAATAAGTTAAAAAAATTAGATATAATGTTTATCCAAGAATGGAAACAAGAAGAAGGATTATTATTATTGAACAAATTAAATGCTGAAAAATATCATTTTTTATACATTAGCATAGAAAGTTGTTGTATTATTTATAATTCAAAGAAGTTTATTCTTGAAAAATTTGTAGAAATAAAATTAGATTTTAACATAGATAGAACATTAATCGAAAGAGCCTATTTATCTATTCATGAACATAAAACATCTTTATTCGCATCTTTTAGACCATTAGTGAATATGAGTATTGATATATTACATTGTGTCTGTTTTCATCTTGGTGCGTTTTCTCCTGAAGCTCATAAAAATCTACATAGAACGCAATTGAATCAAGTTTTTAAAAAGTTATTACAAGAAATTAGACCAAAATTAAAGAATGGTGTTATTGTTTCTGGTGATACAAATTATAGAACCCAAGATAATGATTTGCTTGATAAATTAGTAGATACAAATTTGGTGAGGAAAATTCCTGGTGAATTTAAAGACATTTGCCATGATTCCGAATGCTTGAATTATAGCACACAATCTTTTAGATTTTTACACGAAAAAAACATTGCTAAGCAATTAATGCGAAAATTTGCTTCAATAAACATTAAGAATTGTAGCAAAAACCCGAATGATTTTATTTGTAAACATAATAAGGTTATATTAGACAACAGACTGGACTTTATAGCTACAAATTTGAAAGTAAAAAAAAATAAAACGGTGATTAAACCATATCCAATGTTATCCGACCATTTTATGATTAGTACAATACTTGAACCAAGTATTAGTAATAAAACACATAGAAATAAAACAGCTATAAATAAAAAACCTAAAAATAAAACACTTAGAAATAAAACATTTAAAAATAAATCAAATAATTAAATTAATTAATGGGACAAACTCAATCAATACAAAAAATAAATTTTGAAGATATACAATATGTTTTGAAAAATCACGAACAACACGTTTTAATAAATACATTAGGTTCAAATGAGCAAAATTGTTTATTACCGAATACAATTAACGCACTAGATGAAGAAAATATTATTAATAAACTTATTAAAAATGGCCGAAAAGATATAAAAATAATTGTGTATGGGAAAAATTGTAATGATGAGAAAATATATGCGAAACATTCACAATTGATAGCACTTGGGTTTTATAATGTATTTATATATACTGGAGGGTTATTTGAATGGCTCTTATTACAAGATGTTTATGGTGATAATGATTTTAAGTGCACGAAAAAAGAATTAGATATTTTGAAATACAAACCGAATAAAGTATTGAATGTTTCTTTGTTGGAGTACTAGAGGTTGTATTTATTTTATTAAACAAGATTCAAAGCCATATTAGACAATTCATCAGCCCTCTTATTTTTATCTCTATATACGTGATTATATGAAACGGATATAAATTGTTTTTCCAGTTTTTTTGCCTTTTCATATAATTTATATAAATTTTCCGCCTTCACTTTATATAACCCTTTCATTTGTTTAATAACAAGTAAACTATCTCCTTCAACATAGAGGTCTTCAACACCTATATTTATTGCTTCTTCAAGACCTATTATTAATCCCATATATTCAGCCTCATTATTTGTATTTTTATCTCCAATAAATAAGCTTTTACCCCATATTTCACTCTTATTTTTATAAATCACTGCTCCCGACCCTGCTTTTCCTGGATTACCTTTACTACATCCATCAAACTGCATTAAATATTCATATTCTTTTTCAGGTATAACATATTTTTGCTGTTGTTTATTCATTAATTCAAACATTTATATATTGTATACTATTATTAAATTAATTATAATCTATTCAATTTTATAATTAATTTTTTCATTTTTCATTTTTATTTATTATAATTTATACAATTAAATATATTTAAATTTATATTTTATATATGTAATATAAAATATGATGTTTAGTTTGTTTTTTTTACTTTCATTATTTGTAGGCACAATTATGGCCGATACTGAATGCCCTCTTGTTACAAGTAGTGGCGACCGTCGCCAAGATAAAAATAAATTGCGTTTAGTTCAATATAACGTTGAATGGCTTTTCATTGATTATTATAGTTCGGCAAATTGCCCTGGAAGCGGTTGCTCTTGGAGCAATTCAAGCGAAGCTCAAACTCATATGTCCTATGTTACAAAAGTGATTCACGATTTAAACCCGGACATTATAAATTTTTGCGAAATCGAAGGTTGTGATGAACTTAATATGGTTAAGAGCAACTTAAATGATGCTACTTATATGCCTTATTTGAAAAAGGGAACTGATTCTGCCACTGGACAAAATGTCGGAATGCTAACACGTATTGACCCTTTAGTTAGTTTGTATAGAACAGAAGAAAAATACAGTTATCCTATACAAGGCTCAAAATGCGGATATACCGGGTCAGGAACAACCGGTGTTAGCAAACACTATATTACAGAATTTAAACTCGGAAATATGAATGTGGCATTTATTGCCGCACATCTTTTAGCAATACCAACTGAATCTTCTCGATGTGCACAGAGAGAAGGTCAAGCATCTGTATTACAGCCCGTTATTGCTGATTATATTAGCCGTAAGTATGAGGTTATTGTATTAGGTGATTTTAATGATTTTGATGGTGAAGTTTTAGATGTGAACAATAATAAACCAACATCACAAGTTTTAAATATTTTTAAGGGTTACTTTGGTGAATATGCTGGGCAATATGAATTAATAAGTGTAGCTGAGAGTGTTACACAGAGCGAACGATACAGTGACTGGTATGACTCTGATAATAATTGTAATACACAATCCGGCAAAGATTATTCGATGATTGACCACGTTTTAGTTACTCAAGGTATTCAAAATAAAATAGATGATGTGTTTTTTTATCACGCTTATCCTGAATATTGCGGAACATATAATTCAGACCATTACCCAGTTGTGATTGATTTTGTTGATATTTAGGATTAGAATTTATATATAATCGCAAATCACAGCTATAAATTCATTATCATTTTTTCCGTTTTCAATTTTAAACGGTTTACCACAACCATATATTTTGTTATTTGTCACATAATAATCACATAATTCTTTAGAAGAATGCGGACCAATTTGCGTTCCATTTGAGCGTAAAATACCGTGGCGAAAAATTCTACAATTTAATTGAATGATTTCCATTGGACAATTACAATGCGGACAATCGATAATAATATTTATGATTTTTGAGTCTTCTATCTTGTTTGACATTTTATAATTTAATATAATTAATATAATTTTATATCAATTATATAAGTATTTATTAGATAATAATAATGAATTAAATTTTTTTATTGTATTATTTTATGGATATACCATTAATAAGTCATATTTGTTCTGTTTTATCAAGATTATCATATTTAAATAATACGAATTTTCTACATCATTACACTGAAATTTTTAAAATCCCAGAATTCAAATCACAATTACATAAAATAAAGTCAGCCTCTGATGAAAATATTTTTGAACCAATAATAAACAATATTAGTGTTATTAATAAACAAATTAATACTATAACAAAAGTAAGATACAAACACAATGATGATTTTGATTCCTCTCATATTAAATACGTATGTATTTCAACATCTAATTATTCAAGTGTATATATTATTGCCGATAAAATAACAAATTGTATTTTTATAGCTTTTAGAGGAACTTATTCAATTAAAAGTGCATTATCTTATTTAAAATTAACATCGATAAAACCATATAAAATATGTAAAAATTCAAATGATGGGATTTTGCTAGGTATATTTAAAATAGTAGGTGAAATGTATTATACAATTTGCGAATCTATCCATTTTCTCTCGAAAGATTTTTTGAAGACTAGTAATTATAAATTAGTTACTACTGGTCATTCACTTGGTGGAGGTTGTGCTCAAATATTTTCATATTTGTTAATAAAACAAAAATCCAGTTTAAAAATTACTTGTACTACTTTTGGTGGTCCGCGAACTATGAATAAATCACTTATAAGTAAGTATAATAATTACATTGAAAATAAAGTCATAATGTTTCGAAGATATGTTACAAATGGAGACCCAATATCATTGCTACCACTTACAACAAATAGCGGTAATGATTCGTACTATCATACGGACGATGATAATGATAAGATGAGTTTTACTGCGTTTTCTTGTAAAAATATTTTAAAATCTCATAAAGTGGTGTGTAATTTACATAATAAAACGAAAAAGGTAAAACCCAACCCAAAATATCATAGCGTATATTTGGGTGTATATTATAAAGGAGCTGGTGAAGATTTATTTAAAACAACAAAGGAAATTATTAGACATAATGGAAACACAGTTTGTAGAATAAATACAGGTGGAAATAATGAACCATACAAAGTAGTATTTTTTCTGTTAGACGATTTAAAAATGAAAACTCATGAACATAAATTTTTAAACAAAACAATAAAAAAATTAAAGAAAATTTTTACAACGGATTACAAACATCAAGATATTTATATGAACACAAAGATTTTCAATAATTTATTAAAAAATAGTGAATTATTAGATAAGGACAATTTGAATCCTACAAAATTTGATACATTGGTAGAAATAGAGCAAACTACTCGTCAACCCGAATTGTATTGTTTATAAATTATTTATTTTTTATTTATTATTATTTATTATTATTTATTATTATTTATTTATAGAATAATTTTTTCAATTTCTTCTACCCAATGCCCTAACCGACCATTATTTTTATAAATATCGATATTTCCATCTAATACAAACTGGTCGTGACAAATACAGTTCGGACTTGTCATATCTAACATATCATTATGATGTATGTGGCAATTTTCTAAGTATGTCAAAGGAATATTGCTTTCGCCTGTCCTTGACCTCTTTTTAATTCTGTCAAAACAAACTTGAGGGTCAGCCTTTACATAAATGACTTTATGTAATGGAAACTCGCTTGAAAACGAGTCAAACCATTTTAAATAAATTTTGTAATTTACTTCTTCAATAAATCCAGATTTATACAACATTTTCGCAAATACTTCTCTATCTGTAAACAAACTGCGCTCCGAAATAAAGATTGCGTTGGGGTTATTTTTAACGGCTTCTTTTAAAAGAGCTAATCTAGAAATGTATGCCATCATTTGAAATGAAAACGAGTAATCCTTTTGATTCGCATAAAATTTTTCCAATATTGTAACATTATTTTTATCCTTAATTTCAGCCCATTCATCGACCGGTTCTCTTAAAAATACAACATTCTTATTATCCTTAAATTTATACTTTAAGGCTTCCATTAGAGTCGATTTACCAGAACCAATATTTCCGTCGATTGAAATTAATTTGTGCGAAATTTGAGAATTCATTGTTATATTTATTATAGTACATTTTATTTATATCGATTTTTTTGTTTCATTTTTTTTAAATATTTAAAAATTACAATATATATGGAGAGTGAAATAAAAGATGAAAGAATAATTTTTAAAAATAATATGTTTTTAGTAGGGTTTACTAAAATTTATGAATTTGTTTCAGTATTCAAATTATTAGTATGTATTAAGTTAAAAGATGCGATGGAATTAGAAGAAGGAAGTAATATTCATATATTTTTTACATTTCCAGAGGAACTAATATTAAATCAAACAGATCCAACATATGATTATTTAAGTGTATTGTATTTAGAATTAAAAGAAAATAGAAATTTTATTTTTACATTTAATTATACAATCGAATTATTTTTATTAAATATACAAGCTCTTACTGAAAACACATTTTGTTATATTATGGCTCATGGAACACCATTAATTGAAGAATTAGGTCAAACATCAGAAATAATTATTGGTGAAGGAAGATTAACTGGTAAAAAAATCAATGATTCTTTCAGTAATAATAATAATAACATTTATTTATGTTTTCAATATGCTTCTTGTTATAGTTCAATTATGTTTACTAAAACAAATATACCTGAACGCATTATGTCAATTCAAGATGACTCTTGTAGAGCAATTACTGCTGAATTTTCATGTCAATCTGTAGCACGAAACTATCTTTTTCCACAAGAAAATAGCTTAGCTTCAATGAATACTCGGTGTAAAAATAATGATAAAAATTTAATATATAAAAATTTAAGTATTGATAAATGGATTACTTTTACTTTATATAGTAATTATACAGTAGACGAATATTATGATGATATTAATGATGAAAATGAAGATGAAGATGAATACAGAGATGATTATGATATAAATTATGATGATATAAATTATGATGATGCGAATATAGGAGGGAAAAAGAAAACAATGAAAAAAAAGAAAACAATGAAAAAAAAGAAAACAATGAAAAAAAAGAAAACAATGGAAAAAAAGAAAAAAAGGAAAACAATGAAAAAAAGGAACAAAAGGAAAACAATGAAAAAAAGAAAATGTAAATAGTGAAATAAAAAAAGTATAATAAAAAAATTGAAATAAATTAATAAGTAAAAAATAATTGTATAATATTATAACACAATGGACTTGAATCAGAGAAAGCTTAATAAATCAGAATGGGACTCTATTGAGGTTCCCGTTTCGTCAAACGAAAACGAGGTTCTACAAATGATAACAAAAGGTTATCACGACATTAATATAAAAGAAAACAATTTTAACTCTATCTTTACATATTTAAAGATAGAATACAGCGAGTTGATGGAGGATTATTTGTTTAACAAGTATTTACGCCATTCTATTGAAGAAATAATTAAGAAATACAAATTAGATTTTATCAAGTTTGTTAAGAAAGAGACTAAAAAAAAGAAGCATCATGTTGTTACCAATGAAGATGATACTAATGAAGCAGTTGTTACTACTGAAACTGAAAATCCTGAAAATCCTGAAAATCCTGCTATTGAAAAACCTCCAATCGAAGTCGTTATAGGGAATGACATTCAACTTAAAAGTGCGGACAAAATTCGCGTTGAGCGTTTCAATGCTGATACTAGCTCATTTGATAAAACCGCGATTTATGAATTTATATTATTAGGTCATATTGAAGAAATCATTAAAAGCAAATTTGAACCAGATACAGAAAAAAATAAAAAATCATTATTTACATTTAATTATTATACATTGTTTAAGTTGATGGGTAATAATGTTCAAAAAATAAACCGCCACTTGATAAGAGTAGCTCAAGGCATTATTGATTTATACGAGGATGATATAGATATGCCATATATTATATCAAAAGCTGATGAGTTAATTGAAAAGAACAAGAGCATATTAAAATACAGTGATTTAAGTCTTTATGAACATCAAAAAGAAATTTACGCAATTGTCAAAGAAGAACAACCCAAATTAATTTTATACACAGCACCAACCGGAACAGGAAAAACATTGACTCCTTTAGCAATTTCAGAGCAATATCGTGTAATATTTGTTTGTGCTGCTAGACACGTAGGATTACAATTGGCAAAGGCAGCTATTTCAATTCAAAAGAAAATCGCATTTGCTTTCGGTTGTGCAAGTGCTGGAGATGTTCGTTTACATTATTATGCCGCAAAAGATTACACTATAAATAAACGAGGCGGTGGAATTGGTAAAGTCGATAACAGCAACGGTGAAAAGGTCGAAATTATAATTTGCGATATTAAATCATATATTCCGGCAATGTTTTATATGTTATCCTTTAACCACAAGAGAAATATTTACACTTATTGGGATGAGCCAACGATTACAATGGATTATGACAATCACGAATTTCACGAAATAATCCAGAACAATTGGAAGGAAAATATTATTCCCAATATGATTTTATCGTCAGCTACTTTGCCTAAATTACACGAATTAACAGAAACAATCGCCGATTTTAGAGTAAAGCATCCTACAGCTACAATTCATTCAATCGTAAGTCATGATTGTAAGAAATCTATACCGATTGTGAATAAAGATGGGTTTGTTGTATTGCCTCATTATTTAAGTGAAAACTACGCCGAAGTTTTACGAATTGCTCAACACTGTGAAAACAACTTAACATTGACACGATATTTCGATTTAAAAGAAATTACAGATTTTATTTCATATGTAATTAGTAAAAATTACATAAATACGAGGATGGTTGTTCAAAGGCATTTTGAAACCATTGATGATATTGATATGAAAAGTATAAAGGTATATTATATTAGATTGTTACAAAATTTTACTAGTTCAATATGGCGCGATATTTACAAGCATTTTATGAGTAGTCGAGTTTCAAGAATTCCTATTAATGATGTGATTGACACTAAGGGAAACAGAATTATTAAAAAAAATAGCAGTATCGGACCAGGTGTTTCTAGAACTAGTAGTAGCGTTGTTGGAGGCGGAAGTACGATTTCACGCATGACTAGCCAGCAACAAGAAACATCTGGAGCCACAATTAACCTTAACCCTAGCAATAATGTAGGAATATATGTCACTACCAAAGACTCCTTTACGCTCACAGATGGACCTACTATATTTATATCGAATGACATAGAAAAAATCTCGCAATTTTGTATTCAACAAGCAAATATACCGCAAATTGTCATGACCGATATTATGAGTAAGATTGAATACAATAATTTTGTAAATAAAAAGATGAATGACCTTGAACACGAATATGAATATGAATCGAAGAAAATAGAGCAAGCTTTTGCTGGAAATGACAACACATCTAAAAAATCAATGAAAGATTATAAAAAATTCAATAGAGAAATACCAGAAGAATTGAATTGTAAAAATTCGCTTAATAGGATTTTAGGAGAAATTAATATACTAAGAAATATGATTAAGTCAGCTGTTTTGAATGACACTTTTATCCCGAATAAACAACACCATTTAACTAAATGGGCTGATGGATTAAACACAAGTTCATCATTTACGAGCAATATTGATGAAGAAACTATCAATAAAATCATGTTGTTACACGGCATTGATGATAAGTGGAAGATATTATTGATGATGGGAATTGGTGTGTTTATAAATCACGAAAATATTGTTTATACTGAAATAATGAAGCGACTTGCCGACGAGCAAAAGTTGTATATGATTATTGCCACGAGTGATTATATTTATGGCACCAATTATCAGTTTTGTCATTTGTATTTGAGTAAAGATATGAATTTAACACAGGAAAAAATTATCCAGGCACTTGGTCGTGTGGGTAGAAGTAATATACAGCAAAATTATACTCTTCGTTTTAGAGATGACGTATCAATTATGAAATTGTTTACAAATGAAACAGAAAAACCTGAGATTATTAATATGAATCGTTTATTTAATAGTAATAAAGTTATATGGAATGGCACAACATATGAACAGGTCGAGGAAGAATCTAGTGAAAATTAAATGTAAAATAAATGATAAAATATAAAATAAATATTTATATAATTAAGTTAAAAATTATTTTTTTTATTTTTAATCTTCAATGATGTAAAGTATTTAAAAATATTATATTTGAATTATAGAATGCTATTTAATAATTTTTTAGACCTTATATTTGTTAATGAAAAATGTTTTGATGCTAGTTCTTGTGATATTATTAATAAATACATCGTAGATAACAATGTATCAGATACGAAAATAATAAATGAAGCTACTGAATTATCTACATTTGTCGAGAAAATAGAAACTATATTATGTGACACGATTGGCAAATATTATCTAAATTTTGCTAATAAATGTGATAATTTTAATGTAGTAAAAGAACAAATGTTATTTAATCCATTTTGTATTTATACAAATAATTATATTGACTTGTTTGAGGTAAATTATGAGCAATCCGTTTATAAATACATGATATGTATTATATTTTTAGATGATAACTCTAGGATAACTTTTTTTAATAATCATATTTTACAGCCGAATAAAGGTGATTTAATATTATTTCCATGTGAATGGTTTTTTATGTATAAATTGGAAACAATTAATAAAGATATTAAAAATAATATTATTTTAAATAATATTATAAAAAAATTTTAATAGATAACACTATAAAATGGATTTTATTTATATAAATGAAAACTCGATTCCTTTAGATTTATGTAAAGAAATTATTGACATATTCGAGAATGAACCGAATAAATACAAGGGTGTTACACGAAATGGTCAAAATGACAAAATAAAAAAGACAATGGATTATAGTATTAATATTAATATTAATGAAACTTCGGCATGGTTCAATGTTAATAAATTTTTATATGAAGAATTATCAAAGAATTTAAAAATTTTTAATAATAATTTATGCGAAAAATACGGTAAAACATTTTTTAATCAGAATTTTTGTGACACTTGTTTTTTAATGCAAAAATACGATAAAAATGAAGGAGTCTTTATTTACCATGATGATTTTAGTATGGTAAATGATATGAAGATGCATCGAGTTATTACTTATTTATGGTATTTGAATGATGTTGATGAAGGAGGTGAAACAGAGTTTTGCGGAGATTTCAAAATAAAACCAACAGCAGGTAAACTGATATTTTTTCCTGCTTCTTGGTGTTATCCTCATAAAGGTATAATGCCGTTGTCAAATAATAAGTATATAATTACTGGTTGGTTGTATATACAATAAATTATAATAAATATAATAAAAATATTTATTTATATAAAAATATTTATTTATATAAAATATATTATGTCGGGTAAATACTTCTCTGAAAAAACTAGTGGAAATGTAACTGGTAAAACAGATGTTCACGATCTAGTTGCGAATCCTGGTAATACAACAGTCAACAATACTTTTGTAGGTTTTCCATCATACGTTAATACTAATAATACTTGGGAGCAACCAACAGAATTAGGATATAAAATACTTAATAATGGGGTTTATGTAGATATAGCTAATAGTATAAAAGCTAAGTATGTCGATTATAATTATAGTTCTACAACAAAATCAATCACCGTACCTGCATGGTGTAATAAATTAAAAATAATCGCAATTTCTGGTGGTGGTGGTGGTGGTGGTGGTGGAGCTAATGATAATGATGGTAATAGAGCTGGTGCTGGAGCCAGTGGTGCTGGTGGAATGTTATCAATAATGACTACTAAAGAGAATTATAATCCAGCAAACAAGGATTTTTATGTAGCATTTGGTGGTAATGCTGCTGGTGGAAGTGGTCTGGGTGGGGCATATGAGGAGGACGCAGGTCAAAGTGGATACAACGGACACGACGGTATTGGCGTTACTATATATGCCACCAACAATGATTATATAATAGTTCGTGGTGGTAAATACGGTAGCGGTGGCCAAAGTGGAAACAGTAGTGACAATATAACAGCAGGACCGTCAAATGGTACTAATAGTGATAATAATGTATTAAAATACGGTAATTTTTCTAATAATATTTTTACAATATCAAATCGTAACGGAAATGATGGTGGGCAAGGAAATAACTCTTCTATAGGAACTCCTGGGACCGTAAGTAATTTTCCTAATGCTGATACAGATCCGCCAAAATTAAATGAAAATGCTAGTTGGGTGAGTTATCAGAATAATAATGCCCAAATTGATAATGATAATCAAAAGGCAGGATATGGTCAAGGTGGTGTTGGAGGGTGGAATTCAAATAACACTAACGGATATCAAGGACAAAACGGAGGACCTCCTTTAGTAAGAGTATATTTTTTGAAATAAATTTAAAACAAGATTTAAATTAATTAAGTTAAAAATTATTTTTATTTTTATTTTTAAATCTTCAATGATGTAAATGGTTTAAAAATATTATATTAGTGTATTATATAATGTTTTTACATCTGTTGATTTTATCTTTTTTTGGAATAGTAAATAGTAATGTTTTACCTGCTACTGTTAGTGAATTAAATGTAAATAGTTATTTAGGTCACTGGGTTCAGGTTTATGGAGCTCCAACCAATGCTATTTTTCAAGGATATGGAACTTGTGCTACCGCTGATTACGGTCTATTAGATAACGGTCAAATAAGTGTATTAAATTCACAATTAAACAAAAATAAAGAATTTGAAACAATCAATGGTTATGGTTACTACACAAATGTATCTGAACCTGGTAAATTAACTGTTCATCTTGAGGGTGTTCCTGTTGATTCACCATATTGGGTAGTTAAACTAGGAGAGATAGTTGAGAATCAATACCAATATACCATCATTACTACTCCATCAGGAATATCATTATGGGTATTAACAAGATACCTAGATAGATTTGATGAATTGTATTCTGTTGAAGTGAATGATTTTCTTGCTATAAATAATTTTAATTATGTTTCAATAGAACAAGATGATTGTTAATATAAAAAATATTTTTATTTATTATTACGTTTTTAATTAAATTAATTTAAGATTATTTAAATTAATTTAACTTAAATAGATTCAAGTTGCTTTTCGAATATAAAACGCTACACATTGATATGAATTTCCGAATCTTTGTTTAAATGTTTCATCTGGATAATCTAATTCCAACGCAGGAGCATCTTCCGACTTTACATCGGGTATACATTGTCCCGCTTCTACTAATTCTTTCACTTCATTTGCACCCATTTGAAAATCAATTGTGGCATGATTTAATATATATTCCATAATTGTCTTTAGAGGAGCGTTAACATTTATAATATACGTTTTTGTTACTGTTGTGAAGACCTTTTTCACGTATAATTCAACTGTTTCTAAATTATTTTCTGTGTATCCAATGATTTGTGTCATATTATTTTAATGATTATACAAAATAAAGTTTTTAATTTTTTAAATTCAATTTTTTATTATTTTATGTATCTTTTTTTTTGAAAAATGTTACACCTAAAATATTATTGAAATAAAAAAAATTGAAATGCTTTTTAGATTTTTAATTTAATGTATAATTTAATCAAGTAATACATTCAAAATGTCAAACCAAATGAATAACAACAACGTAAACCAAAGAATGAACGGAAACGTAAATCAAAGACAAAATAGAAACGAAAATAGAAACAGAAATAACAACGCCACGCGAAGACCACCATTGTTCAGACCGAATGTCACAAACGAAAATGGCGAGCAAATCAGCCTCTTCATCCCCCGAGTTGATGCCAGAACCAGCTTTGAAAAGGTGAGTTTTATATTCCACCACTACCAGTTCGGTAAAGTCAAGAATGTAGACTTTATCTTGAAGAAGGACAAAAACGGGTTCGATTACAAGTCGGCATATATACACTTCGACCACTTTTACAATAGTGAAAACTGTTGTATGCTTGTTGACGAAATCAAAGAAGTTGGCTCAGAAAGCATATATTGCGACAAGTATGACACCAAAAAGAAGTGGGAGGTATTCTTAAACACCGGAAAGAAGCGCTCTGGAGATAAGCCAAAGGAGGGCCTGAACATGAGCCTACTTGAAGTACAAGTCAATGCTGTAGCTGAGGACAAGCCTAATAATGATTGGGCTTCTGGGATACCTTTTAACCTTTCACCCGAAGATTTAAAGGTTTTCAATGAAAACAAAGAAGGCTTTATGGCATACCTCGCAGACATGAAGAAAGTAACTGATGCCGCTTATTCGACAACTGTGCCTCAATGGATACTTGAACAAGCACTTAACCCCCCAGTAGTTGATGACCTAGAAGAAGGTGAAGTGAAAGATGCTTAAAAACGTGGCGTTGTTATTTATGAGGAAAGCGTTTAATTATTACGTATATATTGTGTTTCATATCATTATCATATCATTATTATCATTATCATTATTATTATTTATAAAAAGAAAAACTAAAAAATTCATAAACTAAAAAATAAGAACTAAAAAAGAAAATCAAAAAAAGAAAACTAAAAGGCGGGAAACCGCTTTTTTCTTTTTATTTAAAAACATTTTATTTTACTTCCTATATTTTTATAGTAACAATTTTGATACATTATAGGCTTATCTAGAGCTTTTGCCAATGTTTTATCACTAATTTTCAATTGTTTTATACACTCATATTTACACTCAAATTCTTTTATTAAATTATTAGTAGAATCATATTGCCCAACTCCATTTTTGTATAATAATGGGTCGCCTTTATTTTTTTCAACGAAATTATCTTTTAATTTTTCATCACAATCATTATATAATTTATAATAATAACCCTTTGTTAAAGAATTGTTTTTAACGTGATTATCTAATGCTGATGATGATTCATAACCATTAAAATGTGATGCGGTTTTTCTATCTAAGTATACATTAATTATTTCTGTTTTTTCTTTGTTAATTTGAGCTATATAACCTAT